GGTGATTACACTGTGAACTGGGTTTCAACTCGAAAGAAAGCAGTGAAACTCAACTTGTCCGTTAAAGCGGGTAAGCCCGGTGGTAAAGGCATCAAGGTTGCCAATATCTCGGAGGTGAAACTCCCTTAGGAACCGGGTAAAAGTGGTTGTGAGGCTTTACTGAAAGCCTCCCCAGCTAAACTCTAATTAGTTGATAAGAGCCATGACTGTAGTCTACCCTGTCTCTCGGTTACTAGCTAACCCTCGACTGTTTCTAGCAATCTCAAGTTATTTGGGAGGAGTTTTCGATCCGGACGTCCTAAGAGATGTTTTTTACGAGTTGTTAGAAGCAGAGGTTAATGAATTGCCCGATGAGGAATGTGAATTTCTAGCTGAAGAAGTTTGCTTTGAAGTTGAAGACGAAGGCATGGTCTTTAACATGTACTTTGATACCGGATCTTCAATAAAAATAGAAGCGACTGAAGAAGGTTACAAGCCTCAAATTACATCAGAGTTCGAAATGGCTACTGCGTCGGCTGTTAATAATAGACTCATTTGTGCGATTGAAGACTCTCATCCAGAACTCAAAGATGATATTGCCTTTGAGCATCCTCCAACCCCCGGTAATGGGTTTCTGAGTTCTAAAGACGGTTTTTCCGGAAGTTTTCACCTTCGCTCCGACCCAAACAAAAAGTATGCGTTCAATATAACTATCATAGACCCTGATACCGATCACCTAGTAGCTAAAATTCGACCCATTTAAAGCAAAACAACCATGATGGACAACATAGTGTTTGCGACCGATAGTATGAGATCTTCGGTTTCTTCACTCAAGAAAAAACTATCAAATCTGAAAATTAGCGTAGAGCAACTTGGTTCCGAAGTCGAAAAGATTGAAACTAAATTCGACAAATTGCTCACCCAAACTGAAATTTATAAAGCCAAACTAGAACGAGAAAAGGGTCGGGAAGTACGCAGACTTGAACTCGAACTTTCGAAGCTTAAGAAGCAACTCAAAGAGACCAGTCCGGTCTCAGACTCTCAAGGAGATCCAACGGAACTTAGCATCGCTTCTACAATAGCTGTCCTAGAGTGCCTCCTCCGTCACATTTGCGAAGGCGCAGACGACTTCCGCCTTATGAGTTACGCTTTTCTGTTCCCTGCTGTAATCGAAAGGGTCGCGTGCTCTGAAGATCCCGCGTACTTTCTTCACAAATTACCTCAGTCCTCCCAAATTATTATCAATCGTGGTAGGGAATACGTCAGGTACTTGAGGGAAACATGTGAAACACATGTTACAGACCCAGACGCTTGGGAACAACACGTATTTTCAGTTACAGACTGGTGGAGGAATGATGCTCTACCGCTGCTTTACGGTGAGAGAGATGAAGAATGGGACTCTGACATTCCCTTATCTCTAGCGGAGATGCTAATGTGGCGGGACGAACCTGGAGAAAGACCCATTCACTTCTCCCCTGTATTTGACGCCTACGAGACATACAGAGCACACAAAGACGAAGTCTACAACAGTAGCGAAGTTAGAGCTTTTGACCTTAAAATGTTTAAGTTCGGGTCCGCGGATCCCTCTGAAGAAGGGGTAAGTTAAGTTATCAATGAATGAAATTTATGGTCCCCCGCACAGTACAAATGGCAAAAGCCGTGGCCGACCTTTTGGGACCGGCAGAGATTGAAGAGTACGGTAACATAATCTCAAAGCCTTACCAAGGCTGGAGCAACATCTACCAAGGTTACTTCCTAGGTTCGGCAGGTGCAGCTCCATCGGACACTTTGGGAAGACCCGTAATGTTCAGTTACTACGTCCATAGCTGGTTAGAAAAACAACCTCGTTGGGCTCAACCACCTAAGCGCAAATCCGGCAATGGTTTCAGTGCTATTCTTTTCCCAGTGGCTGATAGCCTCGTGCCCCCTCCTCTGAACTCTATCACCTGAGTTTACCACCCCCAAACCAAGCTAAACTAAACCAGAACAATCAAACGACATGAGAACCAGCGAACTCGGATATCCTGTCCTTTCAAGCACTCTTCACGAGAAGGTGTTTGGCGGTGAAAAGATGGCGCCCATGAGTACCTCTGCTCGCCGCAAGGCCGAGCGTCTTCTGAAGCAATTCGACATCTCAGTTCCAGTAGATCACCCTGATAACTTGTATGATGGCCCCCTGCCACTACCTAGTTTGAAGGGTGATTCTTTGCATGAGCACTTTGAGAGAATTGCTACAGAGCAAGTAGGAGTGTATAAAGAACTCGGCGATAATCTGTCCAAGTGCGAACTACCTAAACTGCCCCCAACTTCCGACTTCGTTTACCAAGCAGGTTGGACGCGCTACGAGTGGCTTGAGGAAGAAGGCAAGTTTCAAACAGAAGCTGTGCCCTTCCCTTCGGAAGAAGCTTTCACCTTTGACACGGAAACTTTCGTAAAAGCTGGAGCATTCCCCATCATTGGCACCGCCCTTAGCGAAAAAGCAACTTACATCTGGCTAGCGGCTGAACTAATTGATCCTACCTTGCCGGAAGAAGAGTGGGATCAACGCGACCTTATCCCCATCGGAGAGAACAGATTTGTAGCGGGTCACAATATCAGCTACGACCGTGTTCGATCACGGGAAGGTTACTCGCTCGACCGAATCAAGCCTGAAAACTTCTACTTTGACACCCTCTCGGCTCACATTGGGGTGTCCGGTTTGGCATCTGGTCAGCGGTGGTTGTACCTTCTTGCAGCGAAAGACCCTGACAACTTGACCGAGGAGGAAAAGAGGAAGTTAAGGTACGCACCAAAGTGGCTCGACGAGGGTTCCACTAATAGTCTTGTTCAATGTTACAACTTCCACGTTTACGAGGTGAGGAAGTACTTCGGCGACGAGACAGTTCGCCCCCTAAATCAGGGGGATAAGAAAGTTCGAGACATCTTCGTAGATGCTACGCACATTTCCCAAATTACTGCTGTTCTTGAAAAAGCAGTTGAGTATGCCGTAAGAGACGCATTTTACACTGCGGAACTGTTTCAAGCACTGTGGCCAAAGTACCTAGACAGTACTCCCTCCATGGTAGGACTTTGTGGTCATTACCACTTGAACGGTTCCGTTGTTCCGTTGGTAGACGATTGGGCTGAATGGATTCAAAACACTGAGAAAGTGTACCACGAGCACAGCCAGGAAATGACTGAGTTGTGCAGGAAACTAGTTTGGAAAACTTATGAAGAGTGGAAGGCAATCTTCGAAGGTGAGGAAGACCCTGAAGAGGGGTTGAAGCAAGCTACTGCTTGGGCGAAGCTTGATCCCTGGGTTTCCCAGCTCGACTGGGAAATCACGAGTCGCAAGGGCAAGTACGCATGGGTCCCAACTTGGATGCGTCCCTTCATAAAAGACCCTGAGCAACATATCGGAGTTAAGTCCCAACTGGCTCATTTCCTTCTGAAGTTGAAATATGAAGGATCCCACATGGTTCTTACTAAGGAAGACGGGTGGTGCTATTACGATGAGTCTAACAAACTTACGAAAATTCCCCACCCCAAGGGTAACGGAGACAATGTCGGGGGGGTTTTGTCGAAAGATTTTGTCCAAGACATGGAAACAGGTAGACTAAGTAGTGATTTGCCGGAAGCTAAAAGAGCCCTCGACATTGCAAATGCTTCGTCTTACTGGACATCCGTTCGTAAGCGTGTAATGGACAGGATTTTTCTCAATGTTAAGAACCCTCACGGAACCGATTCCCTAGTAACTCTGCCCGAAATTCTCTGTCATGGTACGGTTACACGGAGAACGGTTGAAAGTCTTATGGCAACCATGTGCTCTACGAAGAACTGGCGCATTGGTACTGAGCTTAAAACCAGGGTTCAGGCGCCAGAGGGATGGAAAATCGTAAGTGCCGACTACGACGGTCAAGAACTTCAAATCGCCTCCATTTATAGCGATAAGTGGGAGGGTGGTTCCGTAGGCTGCTCCCCGATGGGTTACAACGTTTTGTCTGGATCGAAGGAGAACGGAACTGACCCGCATACTGCCCTGGCTAGAGCTATTCTACCTGAACTGTACAAAGGTCTCGTTTGGGATAGAAAGTTAGGGGTGTGCTACAAATTTGAAACCGAGCCTCTAACTACTCCAGACTGTGTAAAAATCGGCGAATATTGGCTTTGCCCTATTGATGACAAGAAAGACAAACTGCTGAAAAAAGCCCGAGATCTGAGCAAGATTGTTGGCTTTGCAACTTTGTATGGAGGAAGTGTGAGAGCCCTCAGCACTCCGATTCGTAGAACTTTTCCTGAAAAGAAAGAGCGAGAGGTTAAAGACTTTGCCTTGAAGGCTTTGTCTTCGAAGAAAGGAGTGTTGTCAAATGGAACTTATGAGGGTGGCTCCGACTCCGGTGCCTTCAATTTGATGGAACAAATTTCCATGAAAACGAAAGTTCCTCAGCTCCCGTGCTTGGGCACAAAAATCTCAACTGCAATGCGCCCTGCTGCGGTCGGAAACGACTTTAAGACAGGCAGAACAAACTGGACCATCCAAGCCTCCGGTGCCGAGATTCTTTCCATCACGCTAACCGCAGTCGCGTGGTTGGCGGAAGAATACAAGATTCCCTATCGTTTCATTATCAGCATTCATGACGAACTTCACTTCATGACTCCTGAAAGATACGCAGAGCAATTCGCTGTGGTATTTCAAATTGCCCACTTGTACACTTGGGCAAACTTCCATAGCGCTGTGAGTATTCCGGAACTGCCTCTCAGTCGGGCGTTTTTCTCCTCTGTGGCTATTGACTACAGGCTCAGAAAGTCTCCGAAAGAATGTACTGTGACACCTTCCAATTTGAGAGGGTCCGAGGAGCCGAGCGGGGTTGAGTACTCAATGAGCGAACTTAGCGAGATCGGCGCTGTTGACAAGTTGAAAATTCGGTACGAAGCTATCCAAAGAGGTTTAATTTGAGACAAACCATGAAAAAACACACCAAAGCCAAAAAGCCTAGAGTGCAGTCAGCAGACATTTACCCTTGCAAAACCAAGGTAGGTATGTACTGGTGGCCTGTTCCATATGATAAGAAAGACAAGTTCATCCCTTCATCCGTTGATTGCTTGTACTCTCAAGAATACTTTTCTGAAAGAGATGCTATTACCATGCTTCGGGCTCTTTAAAGATAAAGAGAAGCTGAACAATGCCTTTCCCCTTACCCCTTGACCCTGCCTTTAGAAAAGAAGTCATAAAAAGTTGGATAGATGATGTTTACGATAGACTAGAGTTAGGAGACAGAAAAAGTGCTGAGTTAAGCTGGAAAATTGCTAATAGTCTGTTCGTCTCCCTTCCAGCTGGACAGGGGGACTTTTCTCTTGAGAATGACTTGATCGAAAGTAGGGTAAAACTAGAGCAGCATTGATACTACACAAACCATGCGCTCAGTAACAACCGAACCCAACCAACCTTCAGAATCAAAGTCTATTTCTAATCTTCAGACTTTCAGTGCAACTCTGTCAGACGGCAGAGAAATTACCATCCGTGAAATGACCGGTCGCGACCTCATTTATATGGAAGAAGATCTAGCCAAATATGGGGAAACTCGTCAGAGTTTTTACCTTGTCGAGAGGCTAAATGTGGGTCCCGTAAAGGTAACCTTCGACGAGGTGGCCGATATGGGTGTTGGCGACTTGAAAGTTGTTTCCGAACTTGTTAAGAAAGCCAATGGTGGCGAGGAGGAAGAAAATAAAAACCCAAAATAGAGGTTGAGGAACTTGAGGACTTTTCCTTCAGGGTGATTGTAGAGTCTAACGAGCCAGTTCACATACGGGATATCTCCCCGAAAGACTTCTTGTTTGCTAGAATTTTACAGGACAAGGGAGAAGGTGCTCTCAAGTTAATATCAAGACTTGTAATCAACCCCGAAAGTTTAAACCCCATGCCCGCGAGAGACTTTAGAACCTTCACTGTATGGGTGTCAGATAATATACTAAATGAAAGTATTCTAATCCCCGAAAGTTGGATGGAAATTGCTTTTCATTTGAATAAACAACGATGGGATGAGGGCATAGACTGGTTAGAAGTTCAGCCCATGACGCGAATAAAGCGTATGATTGAAATCAACCAAAAAGTGGCTGAAGAACAGCAAGATGCTATAAAAAACTCAAAGGGTAAGAGGCGCTAATGTTCAAATTCAGCACTAAAACGAACTTTGGGGTAAAGCTATTCAACCCCGATTGGTGGGAGCCTACGAAGTTAGAATGGGCTCCTGTTCTTCTAAACGAAAACAAGCCCTTTTGGAAAAACCAGACACAACCGAACGGACGACCCTGGAAACCTCTGACAAACCAGTACAGAGCGTGGAAGAAGAGAAAGTTCGGTGAGCAGCCAATTTTAAGGGCAACAGGAAAGATGCAGGATACGGCAAAAATTCTAACGAATTTAAGAAACGACCGCTTCGAGGTTTTAACAACTAGTGTTGGTCCTTACCACCAATTCGGTACTAAAAAGATGGCTGCAAGGCCCTGGATGAGTGTACCCGATTCATCCCTTGAAAAACTCTCAGGCATAGCCTGGAAAAACATTCTTAAATAACTATGACAAAACGTCGCGCTAGAAACCAAGAAGGCGAATACGCCGGTGATAACCCGGCTACGCCGGATGTGAACGAAGCTTGGGTTGAAACCCCGAACGAAAGCCCGAAGGAAGAAAAGAGTCTTCCAATTGAACCAGTAGTTGCGGAACCGTTAGAGGAACCCGCCGCTGTAGAAGCTATTGTCGAGGTTCCAGTTATTGTGGAGCCCGTTGGGACAGAACCTGCAGTTGTAAAACTCAAAACCTCCGACACTACCGAGCTGAAAGAAAAGCAGAGCAAAGAAGCCATTGAAGCTTCTGTTCAGGAAAAACTCTCAAAGAGATCTTCTGAGGAAGTAGACCCCTTTGTACCCTCAGCTCAGCTTCAAAAAGAAGTGAAAGAAATTGCAAAACAGGGGGGATTCCCGCTCTCCAGAGGTACCGAGGCAGGTGCTGCCTTAATGGCTCGTGCACGTAGGCAAGCTAAATCGTGAACTCTTACGTCTTCCAACCTGGAATGACTTGGAGAAAGTTAGGGTACGGGTTTTACTCGAACTCTTTAGCTTACCGTCAGGTCTTAGACAACAATCCCAGGTGGTCGGTAGTTGAACTGCCTCCTCCTGGAACAGTCCTAGTTGGAGGAACTACCAACTCAGGGGCTGGTGCATCGCAGCAGTCCCCTATATTTGGCAGAAGTTCGGGGCAAGAAGTTCTAGACTTTTATCCTTTTTCTAGTGAAGGGGAGTATTTTTCGTCTCTATCCTTGTACAGTCGCTCAAGTCTCAGAGAAGTGAGCAGGTTGAACGGCTGGTCGATGGATAGCTCTGAAGTTGTAACAGGACTTGTAGGGTAAAATACAGAGGTATACACCCTAAACTTCTGGCCCACGGGCACCACCGCCGGACTTATCCTCGCCGGCACAGAGGTAAGGAAAAGGAGGAATCTAACAAAAATGGCAACTTTTTCATTCGGCACCGGAGTAGTTCCCGGCGCCCCTGGCACATACATCAACGAACGTGTTGGTAACGTAGCTTCAGCAGGAATTGCTTCTTTCAGTACTACCTACTTATTGGTAGAAACTGAGGAAAACGTTCCAACCACACGCTTCCCCTTCAATAAGCCTGTTCCGGTATCTTCTCTACCCGACTATAAAGTACTAGTCGGTGGAGTGCCTGAAACTCGCATTCCCCTGCTAAGCTACAACTGCGTAAATTCTTTCTTCTCCAATGCACAAGTCGGCGATCTTCGGGTCGTTAGAGTTGGTACTCCGAATCAAATCGTAGAAATTGAGATTCTTCCTTCAGGATCAAAAATCAGCAACTCGGGTTTGCCTTCCTCTTTACAAGCTGGAGATATAGTTTACGCTCAGCTTATTCTTAACGGCTTGAAACTTGTTGCCGGTGACGGCTCTACAGGTTACACCTCCGAAGGAGAGTGGTTGGGTGTACCAACAGTTATCCCTGTCGACTATATTCCTGGAGACGAGGTGAATAATCGTAAAATTTCCGCTGCTATCTCAAGCGCTATCGCAGCAGCTATCGAGAGCAACCCTAGCGTTCGCAGTGCTATTTACGTCCGCGACTCCGGTCTCGTTAACGACTTGCTTCCTTCTTCCAACTCTGAAAACGGTTACATTACGATTGCAGCATCTACCTATGACGGCAACGTATCTGTAGTAACTGAGCAGCTTCCAGTTGGGGCTGAATACGTTCTGATGCAAAATGCTTACGTAGTTCAGAACATAGTGGGCCTTCAAAATAACTTGGAGAGAGTTCCCCAAGATTATATTCAGTGCATCAATACCGCTTTTGACGGTCAGGTAAACCAAGGTTATCTTGCAACTCCGACCGCTTATGCCCAGTTCGATGCGGAAGGGCGTGCAGCAGTCGGTGCCGCAGCAGCAGCGCATTGTCAAGACAACAACTTCAAGTGGATGGCGGTTGCTGATGCGGGTCCTTTTCTTGTTACCGATATTAATAAGTACAAGGAATATACACCCCATCAACCTGCAGATGACCTTGTAACAGACAATTTGTACCTGGTAGATAATGCCATGTACAAGTGGATTGGAAACGATGTTACTTACGATCGTCTAAAGTATCAAACTCTTGTGCAAGGTTACGATCCTAAAGTTGCGATTCAAAGCTCCGTGGAAGGTGTAGCGGATGACGAGAAAGTAGGTCTTCTTGACCTTGCAAAGTTCACAGCAACTTCAACTTCTCCTCTAGCTCAACTTGGAGTTTTCCTCTTAGACTCAAATACAATTTGGCCCGTAGATTACCAAATTCAACTGGTAACCCTGAGTGACCTTGGCGCCGACTTCTTGCCTCTTCTCCCAGTTGGAGAAACTTCGGTTGAGGTTTACTTCGTAGCACCGCCTTTCAATAGCGCATTGTACGGACCTTACCCCTCAGACGGTTCTGATCAGTTTGTCTATATCGCTCAAACGGCTGCTGAAGCTGTTTCTATCCTAACAGAAGTCACTGCTCTTGGCGGTACTGCTTTAGCTTTAGACGCAACTCTGACCCCTACCGGCGCATTCAACGTTGTAACTCCTACCACGAGTACAGCAGCAGCGACTTACACCACTCCTCAGTGGAATTTGCCTGTAACGATTGAGGGTCAAACTTCTAACTTGATTCACAATTTAACTGGTGCTTCCACCTACGTGAATACACTTCACCTTCCTGGAAGTTTACAAGAGCCTACAGAAGAGTATCGTCTTGCCTTTGTGAGCAGAACTCTGTTTGATCCCGACGCTGCTCTTTCTTCAAGTACAGTGTCTGGCTATACCGGTGCTGCTTCTTTCGAAATCGTTTCACACAACCTGGTGAATGGGCAAAAGCTTTACTTCACTCAGCCGATCTTGAACAATTCTTCAACCTTGTTCAAGGCTACTTTGAGAAACAGCCTTCAAGCTTACTACGTCAAAGTGATTGACAACGACAACTTTGTATTGTCAACCTCTAGCTCCAACTACTTGGCTGGCTCATACGTTCCTTACCCAACAGGAAGTGTTAGCATCTCCTCGAATCCAACGATCCTTTACTCTTCTGTAAGAGGTGGTGGATTAACCTCAATCAACCTGTCCGAACTAAGTGTCGTACCTTTAATTCGAGGAAGAAAATACGGCTGGTCCTCGGGGACTATTGCAGATGAAGCTGCTAGCAGTTCCTCCTTCACCCCCTCGGTCGATAACCCAACTGTATCCCTGTTCCTTAACACTAGCTCTTCAGTGCTAGGTGCCGAGCGCATTTTCCCCTATGGAGAGGATGATCAAGCAGACTGGCTCCCTTCTCTGAATCTGGTTAATCCTGGTTCAACCTCAACAACCGTTGACAACTTCCTTTGCACTCCAACCGTCGACCAAAGTTTCACATCAGAAGCTTATCTGGTTCCCTCAATTGATTCTATCTTCGGTGGGAACTATGAGGCTAACACAACTGCCCTGCTAGGTAATTTAGATACAGTAACTGACTACGCGTCAGCCTGTGGACTTGCAGTGTCGGACACCGGCGTCGACATTCAAAGTGCTCTTTCCAAGTTGAGTGGAGTTTACTTTACTGTAACTTCGGCACCAACGAACTCTGTTGCTCCTGATGGAACAACTGAGGTTGTTCTGGGCGACCGTATCGCTGTGGTCTTCAACGGATCTAGTTACGAATGGGTCGTGGTTCCTGCTGCTTCTCTCGGTGGTGACTTGAGCTCTGTCGCATCTGTTTGTTACGGCTCTCAAGTTGAATTCGCTCTAACACCTGAGCAAACCCCAGCTGCTGCTCTTTGGAGATTTGAAGCTGTCACTTCAACCGAAATTATCGATGAAGCACTCCGTGGCGTTGGATTCGCTGGTGAGCCCCAAGCTGTGTTTATTGAAGCCGGTGTCGACAACGTGAACCGCCTTTACGAAGACAGCCAGCGTTACTTCAACGCTTTCGGTTTCATCGCATTCTACGGCCCATACGTGGAAAATTCTGCAGGTCAATTCATTCCTCCAACTCCATACGTAACCGGTGTCGCAACTCGCCGTTACCGCTCAGAAGGGTTCCAATTCCCACCTGCTGGTACCAAGTATCAGCTTGCTGATGCAGTTGGTGTCCAAATCTCTGTGAACTCTGCTCAGCAAAATCTGCTGAACCCTGACGGTTGCAACGTGCTTCGTTCTTTGCCAGGCTACCCAAATACTGCGGTATTCATCTGGGGTGGACGCACCAGAATCAACAAGGCTGTTGCTGACCAACGCAAGTTCCAATTTGTGAACACTCGAGTGATTCAGAACGTTGTATACGGTTCTCTTCGCAATGCTTTCGACAACCAAATTTTCTCAGTTGTTGATGGTTTTGGAGTCGTATTCAACCAGATCGTTTCGATCGGTAATAGCGTTCTTAGCCAGCTGTACTTAGCCGGTGCGTTGTTTGGTGCTCGTCCTTCTGATGCTTTCCAAGTTATCTGCGACGAAAGAATCAATAGCGGTGAAAATCTTGAGAATGGTGTTGTGTTTGTCAAAGTCTTTGACACCCCTGTTCCAACTCTAGAGAGAATCGAAGTTGACCTGATCCGAGTCTCTGTCGGACAAATGAACAAAGAACTCGAATCACAAGGTTTGGGTTGATATAAGGGCGAGTTAATGAACAAGGAACTAAAGCTACAAATTCCTGACTCACTTTTCTCTTCTTTATCTCAAAAAGCAAACCAGCGGGGCGTCTCACTTGAGGCGCTCTGCGTTTCCTTGCTGGGGGAAGAACAGATCTTAATTGAGCCTTCGTTATACAAGTCTCTTGCAAACGGGGAAATTCGCACAGAAATGCAAAAACTCATGCAAAGTAAACTTCCGAAAGAGGAAGTTAACAATCGGGTCAGAAAATTAGAAAACCAAATTTTAAGGTTTATTCGATGACGGTACCCCAAACATTGTCTCCGGCTATTCGAGGGTTGTCATACCCTCTAAGAATTGTAAATGGGAATTTATCCACGAGTACTGATTACGAGCTTAAGACTCAAGAAATCAGAAGCATAGTTGAAACTCGGTTTTTTGAAAGAGTTATGAGAGCGGATTACGGTGTTGGAGATCATACTCTCGACGTGATTGATCCTGGCCAAATAAACTCTGAATTCCAAAACTCCATACAAGCTTACGTCTCCGGACTAACTTCTCTCGTGGTGAAAGGAGATTGGATAACGAGCGGTGAAGACGGAATTTACAAAGTTTACATTATTTACCAGTTAAATGGTGTGCCCCAACCCCCACTTGAATTCTCCCTTAGTAACTAATCGGGTAAAGTTCCTTAGAAGTGACGCATTAATGAGTACCGAGAACAAAACAAGTATGGAAAGAGGGAACTTTGTCAAACAGATTTAAAACGGCTCCTGTGCCGACTGGGGAGATCTCAAGTTATACGAGCGACCCTTATAATTTATCCAGTATTTACATGTTCGGGAGTTCTTCTCCCTTTACAGGATCTGGAAATAGCATAGTTCGGCCTAGCGACGACCTTTTAATCCAAAAGGGGGGAAATCGAGCACTTTCGGTTTACCAGAGACTCTTCTTTGACGAGCACGTACAAAGTTCTTTTTCTAAGCTGGTTCAAGAAGTTGTATCAAGACCCTGGTATGTTGAAGAGTATAGCTCAAAACCGGGTGACATTGCAGTAAGAGACTTCGTAGCAGAGATTCTAGAAGAGCTGGCCTTGGATGAAATTTACAAAGGTTTGGCAGAAGCTCTGATTGTAGGGTACAGTGTTGGAGAAGTAATGTGGAAAAAGACCAAGAGGGGGGTTATACCTTTCGACATTAGAATGAGAGACCAGCGCCGCTTCGTTTTCCAAGAATCGGAGGATTCTCAAAATGGCTTCACGATGCGCTGCTTAACCTTCAACCGGATGTTTGAGGGTGTCGAATTGCCCGCCAGAAAATTTGTGGTAAATAGATACTGGTCTCAGCACAATGGTGACCCTTACGGTTCTTCTCTAGGCAGGGTGCTTTACCCGTTGGTTAAGTTTAGAAGACGCGCCATAGAGTCCTATGTTCTTTACGGTGACCGTTACGCCACTCCTACCGTTGTTGCTACGGCACCCTTAAGTGCATCTTCCGCAGAGATTGATACAATCTACAACCACATCTCTAACTTATCACAAGAAACCGCTCTTGTTTTACCAGAAGGGTACAAATTAGACTTTATAAATCCGAGCGGAAGCCCGGACGTTTTTAAAAGCTTGATTGACTACATCGATAAGGAAATCAGTTTGATACTTTGCGGAGAAAATGAAGCCGGACAAGCTGAGGCAGGCTCAAGAGCTTCTTCCCAAGTCGCCAATGTTGTAAGAGTAGTGAAAGCGGCCGAGATTTCTGAAGCTATCTCCCATACTTTGACAAGAACCTTGGTAAGGTGGATCGTAGACCTTAACTTCGGAATCGACGTTGCGGCTCCAAGTCTCACAAGAGAGTTCAGAATTGAAGAATCTCCCGTCACAGCTAGTGACCTCTCAGTTCTCATACAATCGGGCTTCAAACCCCGAAGAGAGTGGGTGGAAAGGCACTTCAGAATTGAGCTTGAGTCTGAAGCTCCAGAATTTGAAACTAAAGGGGAAGAAGACAACACTACTTACAATCCCGACGAAGACACTGATCTTTACAATTCAATTTTCGGTGGGGATTACGAATCAGAAGAGTCCGAGTCTACTGGTTCAACCACTAAACAAACTTCTGAGGGACTGCTACCGGAGGCCGAACCAGAAGAAACTTCCGGGGAATTAGTAGCAGAGGAAGCTCCTGAGGATTACGATTCAACTTTTGAAGGGGGAGACGAATCGGAAGAGTCTTCCGCAGATCAACTTGTGGAAGAACCTGTTAAGACCGAAACAAGGAAGAAAAGCAAAAAAGGGTAAAAAACGTATATGAGTACAACAAG